CAACCATTTGATTTTGAAGTTCTTGAGGGTCATTTTGTGCTAAATCCATCGCTCTTAATGGGTCTAACAATTGACTAGATGTAACACCTAATCTTTGGAGTGCTGATGACATTTCAATTGCACTTTCAGGTGATAATAATTTTTCTGCAAATGTCATTGTTTTTTCCATAGACACACCCAATCTTTCAGATTGTATTGCCATTTTTGTAATACCCTCAACTCCGTTACTAAAATTAAATAAATTTAATTGTTTTAAATTTGATGAAACTGCACCCGCAACCGCAGAAACTGCAACACCCGCCTTTTTAGCATCATTAACAACTTCTTTCATTTCTTTACCTACGTCATAGATAGAAACACCAACATTTCTAAAATTTGTTGCTAACTCACCTACACCAACATTTGTTAACTTATTAACCGCCGCCAACTCAACAATAGCATCTTTTCCAATACTTCCGGCAGATCCCATCGCTTTCATTGCTTCAGTAGAATATTTGGCGGCATCTTCCAATGTAAGACCCATCTTAACCAACTCTGGTCCTGTATCTGCAATAATCTGTTTGAACTCGGACATTCTTTCCTTACTTAATCCAAACGCATTTTGGATTGATGTTGCCTGTTCGTCTAAAAATTTAAAGGGTTCAGAATCGGTGAAATTGAATGCTTGTGCGGCCGCTTTACCCACTTCCTTAATAACATCCACAGCCTTAAGTGGATTTATACTCCACTCAGTAACCACATCCTTCGGTAAATAATTACCTATGTCGTTTTGGGTATTTCCAGTTGCTGCCATATATTTTCTTGTTAACGATAAATAGTTTTATAACTATTTTTCTTGTTTTTCTTCAATATATTTGTTTATAATATATTTTCTAATATAAGTTGGCATATTCATAAACTCAGAGTATTGTGTTCTGAATATTCTAGAAAAGTAATAAAATTCGTCTAAGATTGTTTTTTTATAGTGATAAGAAAGGCCGAAAAAATTCCACCCCAAAAGCAATGTCAACCATTACTCTTTCTCCTGACGGGGCTATAACTTCTTTTCTTAAATCTAATTTAGGTTCGTTTTCCATAGAAAAACGACGAATGAATTTTGAGTCAGCGATTGGCATACTCTCAATAAAAGTTTCTATTTCACCCCTATCTGTTTTTCCATTAACAGATACGATTTGTTTACTTAATCTCATAGTAATAACAGGTGCCGTTAAATTTACAGGATAATTTCTAATGTCTCTCTCTAAATTTACTCTATCTCCTAATGTCATCATTTTAATTTCAACTTGTGATTTTGACATTGGCAAGGTTAAATTGTAAACACCATTTTCATTTGGTTGTGCATTTGGTTTACTATAATTTAATTCATCTAACATTATGGATGTAGAAAAAGTTTTTTCTGTTACAGGATCTTTAACACCTATAGTATATTCAGGACCAAAAGAAGTATTTCTTAAAAATAGAAGAATTGCCTCAACGTCACCATCTGTTAATTCTTCAGCTTTAATGTCCTTTTCATAGATTTTTCTTTGTAAGAGTGGTAAAACTATTGATTCGTTTAATGAAACTTTTGGGTCAAAATTAGCCAACAAATTCTCATCTTGAGCAGTTAAATAACCAACTTTAATTGATTTCTTTTTACTTTTGTAAAAAATACCTTTACTAGGTAGTTGTATCACATCGTGTGGTAAATTAAAATTTGCTTGTTCTAATTCGTAGTTTTCCATAATATTTTTAATTAAAAAATAAAAAAAAACCTCCACTAGTAAATAGTGAAGGTTATTATGATTTTATTATTTAATTTTTAGTAAACCAAAATACATCTATCAACAACTAATGATGTTGTGATTGTTGATAAACCTGGCGATGCGTAAGATAGAGCTCCACCATCATAACCACTTAAAAAAGCCCCTTGAAGGATCCATTTTTCGATTACAACACCTGTTGGGTCTAACATCTCAAGGTCAACATTTTTTTTGTAACCCGCAGCATATCCCATACGTCCTGTTACAGACTCAGCACATAGACGAATCCATTCCATAATTGCTTGAGTTGCAGATGGACCAATTGGGTCTAAAAATGTGCAATTAATAGGTTCCCACTTAAAGTCAGTCGCAACGTTTGTGTTTGTATTCAAAAACTTAATAGGTGTGTTATTAACAGTCATCTTTGGTCTAGAAGTTGTTTGAACAAACCATTCGTTAATTCCTAACGAAGAAGGAAATCTTAATATCCACCTATGATTTTGTTTTGGCTCATAGGGTATGGGCATTTTCATTAATAAATCAGCCATGTCTTATTTTTTTGTTTTTTTTTTATTTTGTTTATTATAAATATATCCTATTTAAAAATTTTTCTATTTACTTTGATCTTTTATAAAATAAATTACTAACTAGACCAGACCAGTTATTCATATGAAGTTTTACCTTGTTTACTAGTATGATATATTTTTAATTCATCTTCGTTATCAAAATATTTTCTCATTGTTTGAACATTTCTTAAATCGTCATCTGAAAAACCTACATAAGGAATAAAATAATTGCTTATCTTGTTTTTCATAAATGCCTTTTCTTGAAGTTGTTTTGACAAGTTTTGAACATAAGTCATAAATTCTCTCATTGCCAAAACTTTTAATTCTTCGGGGTTCGCAGCTGAACCTTCACCAAAACTAACGGGGTGGAAACGACACATTTCTAAATAAGACCTTATAAGTTCGTCGTCAGATAAATCGTCCTCGTCTGCTAAATCTCTATATTTTCTTAAATTTTTAACAATTGTTTCTTTATTTAAACCGTGTTTGTTATTTTTAATCAAATTATAAACCGCTTGTTTTAATATTGTGGGAGTGTGTCCTCGCGCAGTTATAATCGCAAATATTGATCCATTATTAACGGCCTCAACAAAGTCGTCCCATGCAGGTCCTGTTTCAGCGGTCATTGCATCTTTTAAAAACTTTTTATCACCGGTAACTCTGAAGTCTCTAAATGCATTTTCGTCAAAACCTACTATAGTGTGTCCTTCATATTCAAAAGGTTCTTGTCCAATTTCTGTTCGGTATTCTGCAAAATCTTCCGTAGACATACCAACACTATTACCTCTATCATCTTTAAGATAAATTTGGGTTGGCATATACATTAAGTTGTCATCCCAATCAAATGCATAATATTTCATTGTCGGTTTAAGTTGTTCAGAAAATATTTCAGAAATTATTTCTCTAACTAATTTTTTGTGATCCATACTAATAAATATTAGATAAATAAAAAAAGGGAGATAATTAAATCTCCCCTTTTCTTTTTATAAACCAAGTTTAAATATTTTCAAACGAAGCTCCCGTTGGTGTGATATAGAAAGTGATATCTATAAATTCAAGGGCTCTTGTAGGTTTGATGTAAATTTTACCTGTCATTTGATTTCTATCTAAATCTTCAGGGTCAGAAGAAACTGTAACTCTAAAGTCATATAAACCACGGTCTCTTCTAATTGAGTCAAGAATCGGGTTAACAGCGTTTAGAAAGTCTTGTCTAACCTGTGCGTCATTTTGTTCGAACAACAATCTAACAGATACTGCTGAAATCAATTTACGAGCTTGTAGTAACAATCTTCTTACGTTGATTCTGTCAAGAGCAGATTCTCTTACTTGTAGAGTTTTGTTACCCCAAATTACAGTTCCTACATCTGAGAAGGTTGCAATTGGGTTAATTCTACCTACGTAAAGGATGTCTCTGTCTTCTTGAGTCAACTTCTTACGAGCTTTGATACAGTTAACAATACCACGAGTGTAACCCGCCGCTGCGAACCAAGGGAACGCGATGTTATCTGTTAACGCCAAGTTTCTTGTAACCTCAGCTGTCGGTGGAATATAGATTTGTGTGTTGTTTACACTATCTCTTGTTAATACCCACGGATAGTAAGTTGCCGTATAGTTAGAGTCAATTCCTGTGTTTTCTAAATTGTCAACCGCTTCAGTTGGGTAGATAAAGAAATCTCCACCTGTAGTTGTAGGGACAAATAGGTCAATATCAGGAGTGGTGCAAATATATAATGAATCGGCTCTGTTGAATTCGATCATCTCAACCGCATCTTCCACTAAGTTACTGTTATTAACGTAGTCAATACCCGGTGTTACAAATACATTAATGTTAGTTGCTTCAGGGTTAGCAAAAGTTTGTTGACCTAATAAGTATGCGTAGTAGTCAGAATTTGCATAATCTTGAGTTCCATCACCTAAAGAAATTTCTTTAAATGCTCCCCAACCAACTGCTTGTGGGTATCTTGATGAAGGACAAGCCCCATTTAAGAAACCACGTCTACCAATTTGGAATTCATCACCATTAGTTCTGTATTCTCTGTAGATATCCCATCCGTCGAATCCACCTTGAACTAACAATGTAAATTTACGTGCGAATAATCTATAATATGCGTTTGTTGGGAATTCAGGTTCAGTAATGAATGGTGAATTTCCTACAACGAATCTTGGTTGACCACTTGTTGAAAACTCAGGTCCGATAGTTAAACCACTTGCGTTTACGTCCATGTGGAATCCTTCAGATCTAAAGTTGAATGGTAAACCTTCAATATCACAAGAATTGATTGGATTTCGTTTTCCATAATATTCGAAGAAGTTTGGATCCCAACCATAAGAATTAGAAATACCTAAATAAGTTCTTCTTACATTATCTCCCGGGCTAATTAATGCGTTGTCATTTCCTGTTGATAAACCAAATGGTGGGTTGTAAATAACTTCACCAGGGAAATCGTATTTTCCTTTAATGATTGGGAAAGGTGAATTAGCACCTGCGTAATTTCTAAAATTAAATCCGTTAAATCCACAAGGAAGAGCGTCAATCGGTGCATCTTCACTCATTTCGATCATTACATAACGAGACTTAAGTTCGTATTCACCATCTAATGTTCCGATTTTATTTGCAATATAGTTGTTTTGTCCTGGATCCATTGAGCAGTTTGTAAACTTCTCAATAACAACAGGGTTCGCATCTGTATCGAAGTAATCACGAATTAATACGTCAAATGTTAAATTGTTATAAGTTTGATTTGTAATTGAAATTTTTAATAATGTATTTGCTCCATCACCATCAGAAACAGTGTAGAATCTAAATAGATCATAAACTTTATTACCTCTTAATTCAGAAACAACAAATGGGGAAACTGGTGTTTGCCATCTATCTAAATACCAACCAATTGAATCAGGATCTCCACTTTGAGCCGAGTCAAGTGCAATTAGATTAGGATTAAGACCACGAATATATCCTTTTCTCCATGCGAAATTCAAGAACGATTGGAAATTTTCTTCTGCAAATACAGGAACTTCTAATCTTGGTTTTTGGAAGTTAGTTACACCAAATACCTTAGTCCAATATTCAGGATCATTTTGAGTAAATGAAGTTTCAAAAGTATAAGGGGTATTAAATCTATCAACCACATTTACACCGAAAGTTGCAAATGGATTTTTAAGAACCGCAGCGTATTGACCTGTCATATCTAAAGTAACATTTGATGTTCCTGTTACAGAATATCTTGGGTTCTCAGCATTTGTATAAGTTGCTAAACCTCTTGATCTTAAAGTTCCAACAACAACATTATCATAATCAACATATGATGTTCCTGTGTAGTAATAAATTTTACCAACGATAGTTCCTGAATAACAATCAATATTAACAGGTGTTGGAGTTGGTGTAGGTGATGTAAACGGAGAAGGTGTTATACAAGGGTTAGCTGCCGATGGTGTCGGAGTCGGTGAAGACGATGCCTGTGGTGTCGGAGTTGGGTTAGGGTAGTATGAAGTTAAACCACTAACATAACTAAAGAATGAATAACCCGTGTAATTTGTATTTCCTGTATTAGTAAATAATGCGTAATACCATGCGTCGTTTAAAGGTGAAGTTAAACTTGTGTTATTTAAGGAAACAGAAGGAACGTTAAATACGTTTGTTTCTGCTGTCCAACCAGCACCACTCAAACTATTATAATCTGTAGTATCAATTGAACCGAAATAAGAAATAAATTCATCTTCCGCAGTGAATGGGTTTTGTGCTGTAATAACATCAAATATTAAATTTCTTATCTGAGAATCTAAAGTTGATACATTACCATTAAATTGTTCGAATTGATCATATAAAATGTTTTGTATATCAACAGGGAAATTAGCATTATATCCAATAGTTGTAGTTGAATTTGTGCAAGCCGTAAATGGAACTGTAAATGAAAGTTCATAAGGGTCAACACAAACAGTTTCGCAAGTTGCGGTTAAAGTCACAGAACTTAAACACCAAACATCAATTGTTGTTGGGTCTACGTTTGCAACAGTAGTTACAGACCAAGATGGACCTGCATCATAACCTGATAAACCTAAGATTCTTGTTACAAATAATTGGTTTGATTGTTGAAGATATGCCTTAGCGATATATGACGCTTCATATTTCGGAATTTGTGTGTTTACAAATTTTTCAGGTGATGTCCCACCGAACACGGTTTGGAATTCATCAAAATTTGTAATGAAGATAGGTTCAAATGCTGGACCTATTAAAGTTTCACCTGCAATACCTAATGTAGTTACCCCCACACTTTGTGCCACAAAGCTAAGGTCGACTTCAGAAGTATACACACCGGGTGAAACGAAAACTTTACTGTTAGTTGCCATATTGTAAAATACTTTTTATAAAATTTATTTTTACTATAAATACTATGAAAAACACCAAAAACTTTACATTAATAAAAGTATTTATAACTTGGTATGATTTTTTTCTGCCTTTTTTCTACCTATGGATAAACAAGAAAAAAAAATAAAAAATTTAAAGATATACGTTGATGTTCACAATGTTTTAAAAAAGTATTGCGATAAACGTGGAATTAAAATGTATAAGTTTTTAGAAAACTTAATTATGGAAAAGTGTCAAGAAAAAAAAGACATCTATGGTGAAAACTAAATTAAACTCTGTGTGAATATAACTTGAGGGACTTGATTTGTTAAACCAGCTGTAATGTCTATTTTTAATTCATCACCATTATTAATTTGAACTAAATCTAAATCATCACCTACATATTGGTTATTAATATAAACCGAAAAGGATGCAACGTTTATTGTATTTTGTAAAAATAAATTACAAGTATAGAAGAAAGATCTTTCTAATGTCGTTGCACTATTTTCATATGTAAATGTTATTGATTCTAATTCTGGAGGTTGTTGTCTTTTTTGTGGTCGTTTAACAGGTTTACTATCTACCTCAAACATTTGAATTGTTCTATTTAAAGCGGGATATACTTCAAATTGTTCTTCATCTATTAAAAATCCATTAAGTGTAAATTCGTATTTATTTATATAATACTTTCTACTTTCTAAATCCATAACAGATTCGTCGGTGAATGATTCATTAATAATTGGAATATAATGTCCATTTATAATTTGATATGCATTATATGAAGCAAATAAATTCATAATTGTTTCATTCATTTTATTAACTTCACGCATTCTATTACAAACTAAAACAACCGTATATTTTATATCAACAGGAATTGGTTGTGGAATTTTATATATGTTGGCACCTTTTCTATTTCCATCCCATGTTGGAACTTCCATATAATAATACATCCTGTTATTTGGGATATTATATCTTCTTTTATCGTTCAATTTAACATCAGGATTTCTAATGATCGTTAAAAATGGCGGTTCCAAATTTTTATCTATATTTTGAAAATCCCAAGTTTGGACAAATTGTGACCAATTTTGTGTTGTTATTAAAACATCAACAACAGGTATTTTTTTTCCTTCACTTGTGAATTGAATTTTTTCTTTTACAAAATCTAAAAACCCCCTATCTAAATCGGCATGTAAAAGTGACTTAGGTAAATAAGTTCCATCTTTTGTAATCATATCCTTAATCTCTTCCCTTCTTGGTAAAAGAGTTTTGGGATAGTTAAGTGGTATTGTTGGTTTTACTGGTCCTCTTTTTGGTAATGCCATTATAATCCTCTAAATTCATTTGGCCCAACAGGAGCCGCGATTATGGTGCGATAAAAAGGTTTATACCCTTTATATGTATGTTTTATGTCTGAAACAACACGACCGTCATTTACAACACTATAATATCTAACAAAATTTTCCGAATCGTAATAACCAACATAGTCCCCAAAATCTATGTCAATATTTAAATCATTAAGTGTTTTTAAATAAACGGACATTGTAATATTACCTGGCTCAACTTGATCCATTCTTGTTGATCCCACCATTTTGTTGGTAGGAGCAGCAATTGCAACATACGCATTGAATTCGACAGGAGGTAAAAACTTAATACCGTCCTCAACCACTTCACCGTAAACATCATCAGTTTTAATTTTGTTTCTATCAATTCTATAAAGGACACAAGTATAGTTCATATCACCAATTAACCATTCTTGACCCATACCGATTTCAAGTTCAAAATCACGATCCCCAAAAAATTTACCGAGTCTTGTTATAGGAACATTACTTTTCATTAGGCTGTTTTATTGATAAATATTTATTTTATGATTATTTTTAATAAAAAAGATTTTGGGGGATTTAAAAACTCTTATCGAACATAAAGCACTTGATGTTCTTGACACCTATAGTGGTGCCAACAACTATATATTATATCTAAAAGAAAAAAAAGAATCATCAAAAAAGTTTTTCCCAACACGAACTCAGGCCGATTATATTTTAACTTATTTTGAAACAAAACCAAAAGTTGCAAGAAAATGGGTTGAGTTAGACACTTATTTTGCTAAAAAGTTTGCAGAAGAAAGATATTTGATAGAAACACCAAAAGAAATCTATGTTGAAAAATTATTGGTTGAAAAAGAAAAATCTTATCATGTTTGGGGTAAGTTTTTTGAAAAAGATAAACTATCTGAATTTTGGGTTCCAAAATCAGCTTTAATTAAAACACATAATGTAAAAAGTGTTGATATTGATTATTCTAAATATTCACATAGACCACCTTTAAATCATCAGAAAGTTGCAATTGAAAAATTGGCAGGATCAAAAAGATTTATTTTGGCTGATGACATGGGACTTGGTAAAACAACATCAACAATTATTGCGGCACTTGAAACAGGTGCAAAAAAGATTTTAATAATTTGTCCGGCTTCTTTAAAAATAAATTGGCAAAGAGAAATTGAAAATTATTCTGATCGACCGACATTTATTGCCGAAGGAAAAAAGTTTTCAACGGATCACGATTTTGTTATTGTGAATTATGATATATTAAAAAACTTCCACGATCCAAAAGACAAAGAAAATTCATTATTAGAAAAATCTAATTTTGATCTTGTAATTTTGGATGAAGCGCATATGATATCAAATGCACAAGCTCAAAGGACAAAGATAATTAATAGTTATGTTAAAAACATCGACAAGGTTTGGTTATTAACAGGAACACCGATGACATCTCGACCTATGAATTATTATAATCTTTTAAGTATCATCGAAAGTCCTGTCGCTCAAAATTGGATGGCTTATGCGATTCGTTATTGTCAGGGTTATCAATTTAATGCTGGTAAAAGAAAAGTTTGGAATGTTTCAGGAGCATCCAATTTAGAAGAATTAAGAGATAGAACATCAAAACAAATTCTAAGAAGATTAAAAGAAGAAGTTTTAGATTTACCCGACAAAATTATTACACCAGTTTATTTGAGATTAAAATCTTCTGAATATGAAAATCTTATGGGTGAATATTACGATTGGTATGATAAAAACCCTGAAGAGTCTTCATCACTCACAGTTCAGTTTTCAAAACTGATGAAAGTTCGAAAAGTAATTGCAAATGAAAAAACAAAACAAACTATCGAGTTTGCTGAAAATATTTTAGAACAAGGAAAAAAAGTTATTAT